CTGCTGCAGTATCGCCTGGCGCCAGTTGATCCTGCCGCTATCGACGAGGAGCGGCGCGCGGTGCGCGTCGCCTGCAGTAGCGAGACGCCCGTGCAGCGCTTCTACGGGGCGGAGATCCTCGACCATGGCGCCGGATCGGTGCGCACGCAGCGCCTGGGGCTGGGCATGCCCGTGCTCTTCCAGCATTCGCTGCGCGAGCAGATCGGCGTGGTCGAGGAATGGGAAATCGGCCCCGATCGCGTGCTGCGCGCCTGGCTTCGATTCTCGCGCGCGCCCCGGGCCGAGGAAATCTGGCAGGACGTGCGCGACGGCATCCGGCGGAATATCAGCGTCGGCTACATGATCCACCTGGCGCGCCTCGAGCAGACCAGCGACGACGGTTCGGAGGACGTATATCGGGTGATCGACTGGGAGCCCTATGAGGTTTCCACGGTGAGCGCCGGCGCCGATCCCACGGCGGGCGTGGGCCGCGGCTTTGATACGGCACAAACAGGGGGTGAGACGATGAGCGCAGAGGCAACGAGCGAGACCCGGGGCGCGGGCGCAGGCGGCGGCAATGGCGGCGGGGCCCCGGCCGCGGCCCCGGTCGCGGCGACGCGGGATCTGGTGGCCGAGGAGCGGGCGCGCGCGGCCGAGATCCTGGCCCTGGGCGATCGGCACGGGCAGCGGGCCGAGGCCGATGCGGCGGTGCTGGCGGGCACCACAGTAGACGCCTTCCGGGCGTTGTTGCTGGAGCGCCTCGGCGCGCCCGAGCCCTCCGGCGAGGGCGCCCCGGCGGGGCGCGGCGCGGCCGGGGCCGGCGGGCGGCCGCCGGCGGTCAGCGCCGCGACGCTCGGCCTGAGCGGCCAGGAGGTGCGCCAGTACCGGCTGATGCGCGCGATCAACGCCGCGGCCACCGGCGACTGGAAATCGGCGGGTTTCGAGCGCCAGGTATCGCTCGCCATCGCCGAGGAGGTGGGGCGCGACGCCCGCGGATTCTACGTGCCGCACGAGGTGCTGCTCAGCCGCCGCGACGTGGAGAAGGCCACGGGCAAGGGCGTGGAGCTGGTGGCGACCAGCTTGATGGCGGAGGCCTTCATTGATGTCATGCGGGCCCGGGCCCTGGTGGGGCAGCTGGGCGCCGTGATCCTCCCTGGCCTCATCGGCGACGTGGACATTCCTCGCAAGGCCGCCGGCGCCTCGTTCTACTGGCTGGGCGAGAAGGTCGACGTGACCGTCTCCGAGCTAGCGCTGCAGACCGTGCCGCTGACGCCCAAGACCGTGGCCGGCGCCGTGCCGGTCACGCGCCGCATGCGCAAGCAATCGAGCCTCGCCGTCGAGCAGCTACTACGCGACGATCTGGTGGACGGCATCGCCGTGCAGATCGATCAAAAGCTGATCGCCGGCGACGGCACGGGCAACACGCCCGTCGGGCTCATGAGCGCCTCGGGCGTCGGCTCGGAGGTGGTGCCGGTCGGCGGCATCGATTGGGCGACGCTGGTCGCCATGGAAACCGACGTGCGCGCGGCCAACATCGTCGGGCCGGGCAGCTTCGCCTATCTCACCACGCCGGCCGGCCGGGGCGCCGCCAAGACCACAGAAAAATCAGACGGCACGGGCCTCTATCTGATGGAGGGGGGCGAGATCAACGGCTACCGGGCGGAGGATTCCACGAACGTGCCCGCGAATGCCTGGATTTTCGGCGATTGGGCGCAGGTGCTGATCGGCATGTGGGGCGTGATCGACGTGCAGGTGGACACGGCGGCGCTGGCCGCGCGCGATGGCCTGGTGGTGAGGGTCTTCCAGGATCTCGACACGGCGCTGCGCCTGCCGGCCGCCTTCAGCGTCGCCGAGCCCGCTTAATTCATTGAAACGCTAGGGGCGGGCGCGAAGCCTGCCCGGGAGGAAACGATGGCCAAACCAGCACCGGAAAAGATGGTCCGCGCCACGGCCCTGCGCGGCGTGCGTGTCGAGGGCCGGCGCGTGGCCCCGGGCGAAAATTTCGAGGTGGGCGAAAACGCCCTGGCGATGATGGTGAGCGCGGGCCAGGCGGCGGCGGCCGACAGCGACGCGGCCAAGGCCGCCGCGCCGGTCACGAAGGCCGCCAAGAGCGCCTAGGCGGTGGCCCTCGCCGAGGACCTGGCGGACTTCTTCGACGTGCAGGACGGCTTCGCCCATGCCGGCACGCTGGACGGGGCGCCCGTCACCGGTATCCTCGCCCGCCCCTATGGCGAGGCATTGGACGTGGCCGGCGAGGCGCCCTATTTCGTGCTGGCCGCGGCCCAGGCGCCGGCCACCGCCGGCGGGCTGCTGGTGCTCGCGCCCGGCGGATCGTTTCGCGTGGCCGCGCCGCCCGAGCCCGACGGCAGCGGCCTGGTGCGTCTGCGTCTGCGGGCGGTGGGATAGGCGCCATGGAATTGCGCGTGAAATCGGATCTTCGCCAGATGCTGGCCGAGCTGCAGCGGCAAAGCGGCACGGTGGCGCCGCGGGCCGTGCGCAAGGCCTTGGATCAGACCGCCAAGCGCCTGCACGCCGAGGCCGTGGCGGGGATAAGCGGCGCCTCGGGCCTTTCGCAGGCGCTGGTAAAAAAACGCCTCAAACGCTACCGGGCCTCGCAGAGCGGCGGCGCCCGCCTCTGGTGGGGCGGCTATCAGATGCCGCTATCGCAGATCAGTAAGCGCCAGGCCTACGGGCGGGGCACGGCCCGGGCTGGCAAGGTAACGGTCAGCGCGCCCGGCCTGTTCCGGGCCACGGTGAAATCGGGCAAGGGCACGCACACGGGGCCCTTCGTGCGTAAGCCCCAGGCGGCGCGCGAGGGCGGCTTTAGCTGGGTGCAGCGCAAGCGCCCGGGCGGGCGCGTGGCCCGCGGCAAATTGACGCGCCGCGGGCGCCTGCCGATTCGCGAGATCAAGTTCGACCTGGCGCCCCTGGCCGAGCCCATCTTCCGGCGCCTGGAGGCCAAGGCGCCCGAGTATTTCGCCGAGGCCGCCGCGGCGGCCCTGGCCGCCGCCATCGGGCGCGCGGGTTAGACGGCCGTGGCACACGTCCGCCAACAGATCCGCGAGGCCATTGCGGCGCGGCTGGTGGCCGTGCCGGCGCCGGTCTACGTGAGCCACCTCTATCCGCTGGACGTGCTGCCGGCCGTGGTCGTGCACGCCCCCGAGGAGGAGCTCGGCGAGGAACCCCGGCGCATGGGGCTTTGCCGTCAGCGCCCGCGGCTACTCTCTGTCGAAATCGCCCTGCGGGCCCAGGCGGCCGAGGATCTGGACGCCACGCTGGACGATCTGGCCGCGGCCGTCGAGGCGGCCCTGGCGGGCGACGAGACCCTGGACGGGCTGTGTGATGCCCTGAGCTATCAGGGGATGCGGATGGAGTTATCGACGCAGGTGCAGCCGCCCGTGGGGCTGATGCGCCTGGCGTATCTGGTCGAGTACCAGCTGGACAGCGGGGCGCCGGATCAACCGGTGGCCTAAACGGCGGAGGGCAGGGCGATGGCGCTGAAGGGGTGCATGGGCAAGATCACGGCGGGGCCGACGCCGGAGGCCGTGGGCGAGGTGCGCTCGTGGGAAACCGATGAGGCGGCCGACGTGCAGGATTCCTCGGTGATGGGCAGCTGCGCTAAGCGGAAATCCGTGACGGGCGTCGAGACCACGTTGAATTTCACCGCCTATTACGCGCCGGCCGACGCCGGTCAGCTATTGCTGGTGCCCGGAAATACCGTGGACGTTGAGCTCTATCCCGAGGGCGATGCGGCGACGATGGTCTACTACACCGGCGAGGCCCTGATCACCTCGCGCCGGCGCTCGGCGGACGTGAACGGGATGATCGAATTTACCGTCGCCTCGCATATCCAGGGGACGCTCACGCAGGAGGTGGTCGCCGCATGAGCGCGGATTTAACGGCGCGCCAGCGCGCCGGCGATCTGGTGATTGCCGCGGCCCGCGAGCATTACCGGGCGCGGGTCTCGGCCGAGGGCCTGCGCCGGATCGAGGTGGCCGAATGGGAGGCCGACGGCCGGCCTCTGGTGATCTATTTCCGGCCGGTGCTAACCATGTACCAGCGCCACCGGATCGATTCCCGGATCGGCGAGGGGCGGATTCCCACCATCGTCGAGGGCCTGATCGTGCGGGCGCTGGACAGCGAGGGCCGGCCGCTCTTCGCGGAGGCCGACCGGCATGCGCTCATGAACCACGTGGACGCCGACGTGCTGATGAAAATCGCCGAGGAGATCGTGGCCGGAAGCGTGGCCGAGCCCAGCGCCGAGGCGCTGGAGGAAAACTCCGAGGCGGCAGCGCGCTAGGGGTGCTGCTCGTTGTCGCCGATCGCATGGGCTGCCCCCTGGGCGAGGTGCTCGAAATGAGCGCCCATGAGGTACTGGCGCGGGCCGTCTATTACCGCCTCGAGGCGGCCCGGGCGCAGGAGGACCCGGGCCGGCCCCGGGCCTAGGCGCCGGCGCCGGCCGGCGGGCCCTTGGCCAGGTGCTCCCAGCCGCATTGGCGGCACGAGGTGTCGCGCTTTTCGACCGCGCACCACAGCAATGCCGGGATGCTCAGGATGAACAACGGCCAGAAAAACAACGAGATCAGCAGCAGCACTCCGGTCAGCGTGGCGCTGCCGCTATTGAGTTTCTTCCGCGGCCGGCCCATGTGCTGGCAATTGGGACAGTAGAGTTTCGTGAACATGTAGGGGGCGCCTCCCGCGCCAGGATTGCGGCAGCTAACGCTAGACAACGCTAGACAACGGCAGGCAATCACAAACCATGCCCAAGAAAGTCCGCAGCCTGTGGGAGCTGGTCGCCGAGAACAAGACCAAACAGGCCTTCGATCAGATCGCGGGCGATCTGAAGCAAACCGACCGGGGCTTCCAGGGCTTAGCGCTTTCCGCCGGCGTGATCAAAACGGTGGTGGCCGGCGCCGTGGGCTTCCTGGCCCATCAGGCCTTTGCCAGCGCCGACGCCACGGCCAAGCTGGCGCTAAAACTTAACAGCACCACAGAGGCCCTTTCACAGCTTGACTATGTGGCCGAGCGCTCAGGCGTTAGCAACGAGACCGTGGCCAACGCCCTGCGCGATATGGGCAAAAACGCCTCACTGGCCGCGGCCGGCCAGGGCGAGGCGAAAAATGCCCTACAGGCCCTGGGAATCAGCGCTGAGCGCTTCAAGCAGCTGCGGGCCGAGGACCAGCTGCTGGTGATGGCCCAGGCCCTCCAGGGCGTGCAGGACCCGGCCGATAAATCGCGCCTGGCGATGCAGGTAATGGGCGAGGCCGGCGGCGAAATGATCAAAATCATGGCGGGCGGGCCCGAGCCGATTCGCCAGTTGATGCGGCAGGCCGATTCCCTGGGCCTCACGCTGGATACGAAAACCGGTAAGGCCGCCGAGCGCGTGGCCGATTCCCTTACCAATCTCACCGCGCATTCGCGCGCGGCCCAGATCGCCTTCGTGCGCTACTTAGGGCCCTCGGTGGCCGCCGTGGCCGAGGCGATCGGCGCGGCGCTCCCCAAGGCGATCTTCTACGCGGGCAAGGGCCTGGCCTGGCTTCGCGCCGAGGCGGTGGGCTTTGCCGCGGCCGCGATCGACCGTTTTGCCTACGTCTACGACCTGCTCTCGCTGCTGCCTGGCAGCCTCGGCGACACCTACGAGGCGGCCTCGATCCGGGCCCGCAATCTGGCGGCCGGAATCGCCGATCTCGGCGCTACGTATCGCGCCGAATTCGAGGGCATGACCTTCTCTACTGAGGGCTTCAAAGCCGCCGTGGGCGACGGCGCCGATATTGCCGCGGTCTACGACGAGACCCTGAAAGGCCTGGCCGCGCGGCAGAAACAGGAGGCCGCGGCGGCAAAGGATGCGGCGGCGGCCGCCAAGGCGGCGGCGGCCGAGCGCGCCGCGGCCGAGAAAGAGGCGGCGGCGGCCCGGGAGGCGATCGAGCGGCGCATTGCGGGGATCTACGAGGCTACGCGCACGCCACTCGAGCGCTATACGGCGCAGGTGCGGGAATTGATCGCGCTGCGGGCCCATGGGCTGGATAAAGACACCTTCGTCCGCGCCATCCAGCAGGCCCAGGAAGGGCTGGAGAATCTGAGCGCGAAGACCGAGGAGACCTCCGAGGAGATGTCGGAATTCGGCAAGCAGGCCGCGGCCAATCTGCAAACGCATTTCGCCGACTTTTTGTTCGACCCCTTCGCGGGCGGCCTGAAGGGCATGCTGTCGGGCTTCGAGGCGACGCTGCGGCGCATGGCGGCCGAGGCCGCGGCCACGCAGCTCTTCGAAAGCCTCGGCGGCGAGGGCGGCGTGGCGGGCGTGATCGGCGGCATCGCCGCCGCCTTTGGCTTTCGCCAGCACGGCGGGCCGGTGGCCGCCGGGATGCCCTATTGGGTGGGCGAGGGCGGCCGGCGCGAGCTGTTCGTGCCCGATCGCGCCGGGCGCGTCGTGCCCGAGGGCCGCGGCCTGGTCACGGTCAATAACAACATCAGCGTCGCCGCCGGGCCGGGCGGCACGATCGATCGGCGCTCGCTGGCCCAGCTGCAGGCGGCCGTGGGCGAGGCCACGGCCCGGGCCCTGGCGCGCAATCGCTAGGGCGGCCGGATGTTCCTCGAAACGCCGCGCTTCCCCGACGACGTGGCCCACGGCGCCCGATCGACGCCGGGCTATCGCACCGAGATCGTCGAGCTGGAGGGCGGCACCGAGCGCCGGAATTCGCTTTGGGCCCAGGCCCGGCACCGCCTGGACGTCTCCTACGGCGTGCGCACCATCAGCGATCTGGAGCAGCTGACGGCCCATTTCCACGCCGTCCGCGGCGCCGCACACGCCTTCCGGATCAAGGACTGGGCCGACTACCGATCGGGCCCGGCCCTGGCCGCGCCCGCGCCCACCGACCAAGTGCTCGGCACGGGCGATGGCGCGAACAAGGTTTTTCAGCTGGTCAAGCGTTATACGGCGGGGGCGCTCGAGACCGTGCGGCCGATCCGAAAGCCGCTGCCGGGCACGGTGCTGGTGGCCAAGGACGGCGTCCCACAGGCCTCGGGCTGGAGCGTGGACACTGCCACCGGCCTGGTCACCTTCACCACCGCCCCGGCGCTAGGGGTGATCGTCAGCGCCGGATTCGAGTTTGATCTGCCGGCCCGCTTCGAGTCGGACGAGCTGCCGCAGGCGCTGGAGTGCTACCAGATCGGCTCGATCTCGGTGGCCGTGATCGAGGTGCGCGGCGAATGAAAACGCTGAGCGCGGCCCTCGAGGCGCATCTGGCGCAGCCCGTCACCACGCTAGCGCTCTGCTGGCGCATCCAGCGCCTCGATGGCCAGGTGTTTGGCGCCACCAACCACGATCGCGATTTGACCGTCGGCGCCGATCTCTACCGGGCCGACGCCGGCGCGACGCCCGGGGCGCTGGAGGCCCGCGCCGATCTTTCCGTGCCCGGCCTAGAGGTGCAGGGCGTGCTAGACGATGCCGCGCTGGGGGCCGCCGAGCTGATGGCGGGCCGCTACGATGGGGCGGCGGTCGAAATCTTCGCGGTGAACTGGGCCGATCCGGACGGCGGCCGCCTGGAGCTCCTCGCCGGCACGCTAGGCGAGGTGCGCCGCCGCGGCGACGCCTTCGCCGCCGAGGTGCGCGGCCTCGCCCAGGCCCTGCAGCAGACCATCGGCGAGGTGCTGACGCCCACCTGCCGGGCGGATCTGGGCGACGCGTGGTGCACCGTCGATCTGGCGCCGCTGACCGTCGCCGGCACGCTGACCGCGGTGACCGACGCCCGCCGCCTGCGCGACAGCGCCCGGGCCGAGGCGGCCGGCTACTGGGACGGCGGCAAGCTCACGATGACCAGCGGCGCTGCCGCCGGATTCTCGGCCGAGGTCAGCGCCTATCCGGCGCCCGGCGCCACCTGGGAGCTGTTCGAACCCTTGCCCTACCTACCGGCCGTGGGCGACGCCTACACGCTCGCGCCCGGCTGCGACAAGCGCCCCGAGACCTGCGCCGGGCGCTACGCCAACATGTTGAATTTCCAGGGCGAGCCCGGGATTCCGGGGCAGGACGAGATCTTGCGCTATGGCGGCGGTTGAGCGTCTCTCAACGAACGAGATCTGTCGGCGCGCCGCCCTGGTCGCGGCCGCCCACGCGTGGCTCGAGACCCCCTTCCGCCATCAGGGCCGGCGCCGGGGCGAGGGCGTGGACTGCATCGGCCTCATTGTGGGCGTGGCCGCGGATTGCGGGATCGCCCTGGAGGACCATTTGGACTATCCGCCCCGGGCCCGGGGCGAGGCGCTGGGGGCGGAGCTGCGGCGGCAACTGCTGCCGGCCCGGCTGATCCTGCCAGGCACCGTGCTCTGGTTGCGTTTCGGGGATTTCCCCACGCACGTCGGCCTCTGTACCGGCGGCGGGATCATCCACGCCTATGAGCCGGAGCGGCGCGTGATCGAGCACGGCCTGGGCGGGCGCTGGCGCCGGCGCCTGGTGGGCGTCTTCGACCTTCCGGGCGTGGTCTGATGGCGCGCCT